CGTTTGAAATTACTCCTGAAAAGGCTAATAAGTTGCATGATGACCGTTCATATACAATGGCACTTTGTGCTTATTGGTTATCAGAAAAACGTCTTGAAAATGTACGTGCTCGTAAAAAACCAGATGCAAAAGATATATTATCAAAAATGCAAGTTAATCGTGGTAAACCACTTAAGAAACTATTCGGATAAGAAAGGCGGTGAATTTTGTGGCAACAGAATTAACTAATAAAGAAAGAATAGAATTGTTAAGTCGCGAGGAGCGTAATCGTGCCGCATTCGCCGCTGTGAAAGATACTTTGGCGCTTATTGACTTAACTCAAAATAAGAGCATATCTTATACCACTTATTCCCGAGAGAGTTTACGAAATTATTTAAGGAACCCTGCGTCGGAAACGAACCAGAAGAATTTAAGGAAACTTAGTAATTATTTATATACCGTTTCTCATGTATATAGAAGATTAGTTAATTTTAAAGCTTATCAAATGCAGCTTAAGGCTTGGACTGTGTATCCAGATATTCCGCTGGTGGAAGCGCCAGATATGAACAGTATACTTCAGAATTATGATAACGTAACAAAGTATGTTCGTAATATGGATATGAAGAGTCAGATTTTAAAATGCTCTCTCCAAGCATGGAAAAATGATGTTGTATATGGATTTTGTTATGGCGATCCAGAAAATGATGGAACATTTTTTATTCATCTTCTAGATCCAGATTATTGTAAGATTTCTAGCCAGCAACATTATCGTGGTGTTTTAAATTATGCATTTGACTTTAGTTTTTTTGATTCGAGTACGAATTCTTATTATTTGGATGTTTATGATCCGATTTTTAAGAAAATGTATAACAAGTATAGTTCGGATAGCAGTTTGAGGTGGCAGGAACTCCCGATTGAGAATACATTTTGTTATAAGATTAATATAGACAATATGGATTATCCCATTCCTCCGCTCTCAGGTTTATTTGATAGTATTATTAATCTTGCTGATCTGCAGGCGGTTCAGGACTTAAAGGACGAGCTTGAGGCATATAAACTTATTTGGGCTAAAATTGGAACTATTTCTGGAACTAAGGATGTAGACGATTTTGAGATTGACCTTGATTTGGCAAATGCATTCTATCAGAAATTGCAGTCTATTTTACCTGAGAATATTGCGCTTGCTATGTCTCCTATGGATCTTGATACGATAGATTTCCAAGGTAATAGCGCCAATGATGTTAATATTATTTCTGAGGCTTATGAGAATATTATTAATGCTAACGGCGGTATTGTTTTAAATCAAAATAAGATTACTAATAGTGCTAGTTTTAAATTGGCACTTCAATTTGATTCAATGGATGCTATGGCTCCCGTTGAACAAATTAATGCATGGGTTAATTTATGGATTCTTAATCATCTTGGTGAAACTGGCATGGTCGTTGAGTATAGCGATGTTTCTCCTTATTTTGTAGATGATAAGGTTGATAAATTATTAAAACTTGCCCAGTATGGCATTCCAGTTAAATTGGAATTAGCCTCTCTAACTAATGCTAATCCTGTTAAAGAACGTGGCATGTCGTTTATGGAGGATGCTCTTGGTTTAGGAACAACCTCTTGGGTGCATCCGCTTGTATCTAGTAACGTGCAGAGTGGCAGCTTGTCTGAAAATGGTGATGGCTCAGAAGGTAGAAGCGAAATTGAAAACCCAGAAGAGCTTACTGACGAGGGAGAAAAAACTAGAGACAAAAAGTAAGGAGGAATGTATATGAAGGATACTAAATTTATCATTGTACAGGATGAAAACATTGCGAATCAGCTTATGATGAGTGGCTTTCAGATGGTTTCTAAGACTAATGGTATTTACACATTTATAAACGTAATTCCTCAGCATTTTAATTTTGAATCAATTGATATTAAAAAACTAGTCTACACAGATAGACTTGTTTTCTAATATATGGGCGTATTCCCGAATTTGCTAAGAAAGGAGGAAGAATATGGCTAAGAAAATTATGACACTTGATGATTTATATATGTTTTTTGTGCAGCAGAATACATCTTTTAATTTTAGCTCCAAAGAGTCTGGACAACCAATTGTTGTTACAAGTAATGGTCATTTTGCAAAAGAGCAAGATGATATGCCCGGTATGTTAAAGTTAAAATTAAAAAATTGTCATATAGACACCAATCGTAATGGCTCTCATATTTCTAAAGAGAATATGGAAAAGGCTATGCCTACATTAAAGTATCGTCCGATTCTTGCATATATTCATGAATTGCCAGATGGCACAAAGGATTTTTATGCACATAATATTCAAATTGAAGAGGACGAAAATGGTGATGCTAAGGTTGTTTACTTAGAGAAACAAGTTGGTTGTTTTACAGCGGATGAACCATGGCTAGAATATGACGAAGAAATGGATAAGACATATGTTATGGCATATGCAGTTATTCCAGAGGAATATACCGAAGCCGCAGACATAGTTCGAAGAAAGAACGGAACCAAGGTAAGTACTGAATTGGTAATTAATGAACTTTCATATAATGCTAAGGAAAAATATCTTGATTTGATTGATTTTTACTTTGGTGGCACCACTCTTCTTGGATCCGATGATGACGGAAACGAAATAGGTGAAGGTATGCTTGGCGCAAGAGGAGACATCGAAGATTTCTGCCACAAGGAGCCCGTATTTGAGCATCAAGATAAATTGATTGAAACACTTGAAAAGTTAAATAATACTTTATCGAGTTTCAATAAATCAAATAATTCAGAGGAAGGAGGAGACGAAGAGATGAATGACGTTGAAAATATTGTTGTAGAGGAAGAGCTTGAAGCTTCAACTGAAGAGGTTGTTGTTGAAGAGACTGAGACTACAGAAGAAACTCATTCTGAAGAAGAAACCGTTGTTGAAGAAACTTCTACTTCCGAAGATGGTGATGTGACTGTGGTCGTAGAAGAAGCTGAAGTCGAAGAAGCTGATGAAGTTATTGAATCTGAAAATTTTGAGATTAGATTTGAATTAAGTCATGACGATATTCGCATGGCTCTTTATGAACTACTCAGCGCACGTTCAGAAAATGGATATTATTCTTCATGGATTGTATCAGTATATGATAATAAGTTCATTTATGAAGATTATGAAGAATATAAGTTCTTTAGACAGAGTTATTCTAAGGATGGTGATAATATCGCCCTAGATGGTGAACCGGTTGAAGTATTTAACGAATGGCTATCTAAGGACGAAAAAGACGCACTTGATGCTTTGAAGTCTAGCTATAATGAACTTAAGGAGTTTAAGGATAATTATGATGCCACTGTACTCAAAGCAGAGAAGGAAGCTGTTCTGAATAGTGCTGAATATGCAGAGATTGCAGATTCTGATGAATTTAAGACACTGGTTTCTGAGATGGATAATTATTCCGTTGATGAAATTAAGGTGAAGGCAGATCTTCTATTTGCTGCTTCTATGAAGAAGAAGTTTAGTTTCGAGGCGAATAAGCCCGAGGAAAAGAAGTTTGTCGGCATTAACTTTAGTGCAAAGCCCGATAAGAAGAAGCAGGCTTATGCAGGTTTATTTGATGAATAATTTTAACAATACAAAATTAATATCTTATTACTTAAGCGCTCATTGAGACGCTTTTGTTATATTAAAACAAATTTACAATTATGAAAGGAAGAATGATTTTATGCAGGATATTATTAATGCTAATCACATCGTTTGTGAATCTACTAATATTTTGTCTACCAATTTCGGCGGCGGTCACATCTACAGCATCGCTATTTCCGAAGATATGGACAACGGTCTTCTAGTTGCTAGAGCCGAGTATGCCAACGCTGAATACGAAGATGAGGTTTGGAACATGAAGGAGTACGCTGCTGGCGATGAACCTCTACTACTACTCAACCCTCCCCTTCTACCCATGACCGAGCTAAGAGGTTATGCTACTGAGGACAGGTTCTACAATGCTAAGGGCGACAGAGTTCGTGCTTATACTCTAAGAATGGGTGATCGTATCACTCTATCCGAGCATGCTTTTGATACCGCTCCTGCCGCAAAGCA